ATGAAAAAAATAGTTGCTAGTGTAGTTATTGCATGTACGCTCGCATTATCAGTGTTATCGATCGGTTCGGTATCAACTAAAGATAATGAAGCTGCAGTAAAAGTAAAAGAAGTACAACTAATGAAAATGGACCCAGGTACTTTAGGATAATAAATAAATTTAAATGCCATTGCATCTTAGGATGCGATGGCATTTCGTACGTTTAAGGGGTTATTCATTTTCTGCATTTTGGTATTTTTGAATAATAAAGGGTGATGGGGGAAGGGCTAGATGGGGAATCTAATAAAAGAAAACAACGATATGATTATCGTTGAAAGCAAGATAGAAGCAACATTAGAAAAAATATATAAAGGCGATAAAGAAGCAATGAAAAAACTTGAGAGAATAAAAAAAGCGATGGTTAGCAAATAAGCTATCTATCGCTTTTTTCTTATAACTCACCCTTAATCATAGCTATTATTTCTTCACGCTTTTTTGGATCAAGGTCATTAATTTGTAGCATTATTTCTTTAAGTTCGTCTTTTAAGTCTTTTGAATCATTTGAGTTCAAACTTTTATATTCAGAAATTCCCATGATGTAATCTGCTGAAACACCAGATAAACGAGACATCTTTTCAACTGTCTCTCTTGATGGATTTCTACGACCGTTTTCATATAAAGAAATCATAGTCTTCTTTGCATCTAGAGCTTCAGCGAATTCACGTTGGCTCATCTTGAGAAGTTCTACTCGTATTTCTTTAATTCTAATACCAATTACATTTTCACCCATATTAAAAATTCCTCCCCTAAAATCCATTAACTATAGTTTATGAACCCTCTATATAGAATGTATCAAAAAGGTTTGCTACAAGACAACTAATTTTTTTGAATAAAAGGGTTGCTTGAAGCAAACCCTTAGTATATAATCAAATTAACCAAACAAGATGAAGGTGATAAAACATGATGATACTTGATACTGACAAAGTTAAAGCCTTAAGGACACAGCTGGGATATAGTCAAAGTGATGTTGCTGAAAGCATCGGTTATCGAAACAAATCAATTTACTGCAACTTGGAATTAGGAAACAGACAACCAAGTATTACTAAATTAGTTAAGTTAGCAAAATTTTTAAATGTAACGACAGAAGAGATTTTGAAGGAGTCAGTATAAGATGACTTATTTTTTTACCTATACGTTTGCTTGAAGCAAACGTATAGGTGTTGTTACTTATCATGTAGTATCCCGATTAAATAAAGCACTATGCACTAAATATAAAGGAGTGGAAATCATGTACCAAATTAAACAACTACCATTCTCACTTAAGGCGGAGGATATACAGGAAGTTTTAAACATTTCCAGATCAGCCGCATACGCACTTATGAAGAGAAAGGATTTCCCAACAATAGTAATTGGAAAAAGTAAACGTGTTAAAGCTGAAGATTTTCTAAAATGGGTAGATGCACAAAAGGTGGGATCAAACGTTGGTTGAAAGTACATTTAGTCTTTGCATTGTAGCGGTTGTTATAGTGTCATTCGTGGGTGGCGGAACGCTATTAGGTACTTTTATTGAAAAAATTATCAACGAGAACGAACAGCTGGATAAGGAAAATGAACAATTAAGGAAGGTGAAAAGAATATGAGCATGACAGCACCAGTTCTATCAAAAGACATGCAAAAGAAACAAGTGCTAGATGAGTTCTTAAAGTATTGTGAAACGATGCAAATCGAAGCGTTAAAGCAACATGATTCAATTGCATTTTGCACATGGATTAAAGAAGCACGTTTGGCAAGACGAGAACTTGCAGCACTATATCGAGCGAAAGAAAAGCATGATGTAGAATGCGAAAGGGACCGTGAGAATATCCTTGGAGTCATTCAGCGGTTAAGAAGTCAGGGTGTTGACGCAAGTGTGGTGGAAAGAGCTCATTACATAACTCTTTCAGAGGAGGTGAGTTAGTTGGAAAGCATAACAAACCGCCCTACCCCTAGAACGGTTTGCAAAAAAATGACGCAGCACTATTATATCATATCGCTTACTTCCTATGAAACAAGCATATGTGGCTGTTTGTACGAGGAGGCAAATTAATGGCTAAATACAGACATGTTCAAACTACGTTTTGGTCAGACCCAAAGGTTACTGAAGAGATGACACCAGAGGATAGATATTTTTATCTGTACCTAATGACAAATGAACATACAACTCAAATCGGTGTATATCAGATTACAAGGAAACAAATGGCTTTCGAATTAGGTTATTCCATAGAAAGTGCTAAAGCTTTGCTAGATCGTTTTACAAAACATCATGAATTAATAGTGTACAACGAAGAAACCAGAGAAATATGCATACTTAACTGGGGGAAATATAACTTAATTAAAGGCGGAAAACCCATTGAGGATTGTATTCAAAAAGAGTTAAAAACAATTAAAGATTTATCTTTAGTTAAACTTATATTAGATAGAACCAAAAACGAGAAATTGGTTCAAAGAATTAGTGTTTTTGCAGGATTCGACGATACGTCTAACGATACGTCCACGATACGTGGACAAAAAGAAAAAGAAAAAGAAAAAGAAAAAGAAAAAGAAAAAGAAAAATTACAACAAGAAGGTCCGCTAGTAGTAGAAAATCTCGCAATCGATTTTTATATGAAGAATTTCGGACATATATCTCCATTTATGGGGGAAGAAATTAATCAATGGATAGATGATCTTAATCAATCGTTAGTAGTTGAAGCAATGAAAATTACATTAGAAAACAATAAACGTAATTGGTCTTATACAAAAGGGATTCTAAAAGATTGGCATCAACAAGGCTATAAAACAATTCAAGATGTAGAAGCAGCACAAGCGGAATTCCGAAGACAGCAACAAAGTAAAAAGCGTACTGGTAAAGGCTACGGAAAACGAACAGAAATAGTACCTGATTGGCTACGTGAGCAAGAAGAACCTGAGCCAATACAACAACCGCAGCAAACTCAAAGTGATAATCCCGAAGATGATCAAAAACGTTTAGATGAGATATTAAGCAAATATAAAAATACTAAAGGGGAGTAAGGTATGAAAACCACAGGTGTTGCAAGAAAAGTGGACGAGCTAGGACGTGTAGTAATTCCAGTAGAGTTACGCAGAACTTTGGGGATTGCTGAAGGTACAGCATTAGGCTTTCATGTTGAAGGGGAAAACATCGTTTTAAGAAAACAAGAAAAGTCATGCTTTGTGACGGGTGAAGTTTCTGAATCAAACATGGAATTATTGGGAGGTCGAATGTTTTTGAGTAAGGAAGGCGCAAGTGAATTGCTGGACATTCTTCAAAAGAGTGAGAAGGCTCATGCCTAAGCAATTAAATATTTTCGATGTAGAGCCAGCAATTTGTGAGTTTGATGTAATGAAAGCCAATGTTAAGAAAGGAACTGGACGCGTTACATATGCAGATGTACGTGTCCAAGTTCCAAGAAATGCAAAGGGTACGGATGAATTGCCGCGCACAACTAAACAAGATGATCGTTATGACATCTTTGAACAATATGTAATAGCAATTTGGAGATTTCAAAGAGCTGTAGATAAGCTTTTTAATTGGGAAACAGCGGAAGAATTGTGTAAGGCGGCAAGGGATAAAAAAGAAATAATTCCGGTACGGATTTATTTAGGAAGTGGATTTAAACCTGATGTTGTCGAGTATATGCGGTAGTAAAAGGGAGAGGAACATATGAAAAAAGAGATTGATGTTACAAATAATAAACTTTTTGTGGTAAAAGATGGTGAAGTCCTTGCATTCAACCCACCAGAAAGCGGTTTTGGTGAACAAGTTGTAATTTGGGTTAACGGCAAGGTTGGCCATGTCAAAACTACTTCTAATGAAAAGATAAATTAATTAGCTATTAAAGGGAGTGTTGGAAATGTCGGCTTTTAAAGTTCATGTTGCTTTAGAAGAAGTGGATTTCTTATGGGATCAAAGAGAGGTCTTCCGATTTCGGGAGCTTTGGAATAGTAACTACACACTTTTAGAGATTTCCAAAAGGTTTAAAAGAAAGCAAATAGAGGTAGCGGCACTTATTGTAGATCAAGTCGATAAGTTAAAAATCCATAATCGGAAAATGGGTTTAGGACAAATTGGTGACAAAGATATTCGGAATAAAAAGAAAAAAGAAATACCTCCTTATGTTTATATCGCTTTAGAAGAAGTAAATTTTATTTGGAATGAGGACGAAGTAGAACGTTTTAAAGATTTATGGAAAAAACGATTTAACGTTGAAGATATAGCAAACAGGTTGGGAAGGCATCAAGTTGAAGTAGCAGCATTAATATTGGATCAATTTGGTTTAGAATACATGCTTAATTGTTTAATAGATACGGAAAAAAGAGTTGCTTAATTAAATTATTGAGGGAGCGAATGAAAATGAACTTAACTAAAATATTTGGAATGCAGAAGGTATTGGATACAAGAATCGTTAAGGAGCATGGATTGGAAGGGCAAAGTTTATTTTACAATATGATCCTTGCTCTACAGGTTGAAATTGGAGAACTTGCAAATGAAACAAGGTGCTTTAAGCATTGGAGCAATAAAGGTCCTAGTGAAAAAGAAGTCATTTTAATGGAATATGTAGACGGGTTGCACTTTATAGCATCATTAGGAAATGGTATTGGATTTAAACCTGAAAATTATAATTTAGCAATATTGGAACTTAAGTCAAGAGTTTACGCATCAAATTCTATAGTCAATCAATTTAATAATGTTTATGAAGCTGTATCAGAGTTTCGAGCAACTCAAGATATCGAGCTGTATGAAGAATTACTATATTCCTTCTTAGGGTTAGGTAGAAAATTAGGATTCACATTTGAAGAAATTGAACAAGGTTATTACAAGAAGAACGAAGTAAATCATCAGCGTCAGAATAATGGGTATTAAGAGATGAAGGGTATATGCATAGATGTAGACCATTCAGCGTTACTGGGAATAAATGAAGAATATTTTTTATTCCCAGCAAAGCCCAATCATTACTTTGTCAGCAAATTTGATCGTAAAGAATCGCATTTTGGATGTTACCCAGCAGAGAGATTTCAAGTGATGGAAAAAGAAGCTTGGACACCAGAACCAAAAGTTAATACGCCAAATTTAGATAAAGGTTTATTGTATAGAGCGCAACTGATTTGGCGAACAAAAGGTTATAAAAATAAACCGCTTAAGGATTATATTATAAAGCCTAAAGGTAATCATTGTTTCTTTTGGCATGATCGTGAACGAAAAAAATTATGTGGATGTTTTCCAATACATTGGTTTGCTAATTTTGAGGAATTAGCAGCAGAGCAAGAAGAAATTAAAGAAATACCAGAGCAGGAGCGTGTTTCATTGTTAGAAAGACCAGGTGGTCAACTAGCATTCTTTTAAAATTTGAATTTTATAAGAAAGTGAGGGTAACTTTTGAAAAGTGTAAAAGGTGATAAGAAGTGTCAGACATGTATTTTCTATGGTTTATGCACGAAAGCGCACCTACCACACTGTCTAGGGGTGGATTACTTCAAAGACAGTATCCCAAAAGAAAAACAAAACTAAACAAAAGCGTTATTTTAAACAAAAAAGCAACTATTAATAGCTGCTCTGTAAGTATTAAAGTACGTGGATGTTTTCAATTTTAATAGATAAGTTTGAATGATTATCTTCATAAATGTTGCATTGAAGAGTTAAGTCGCTCAGTTCGTTATCAAAAAATAAATCGAAATCAAGATGGTAGGTAAGTGTCAGGTTTTCAATTTTGATCGGTTTATCTTTTTCGAAGAGATGTATAGTTTCATCCCAATTATGATAAGCATTATCTGGTGGAATGGTCATAGTGCCTGGGTAAAAGTTTATTTCTTCTAGAATATCTTGTTCTGTTAATTCAGACTCTATTTGGGAATTAGCTGATAGTATAGAAAAATTACCGTCAACTAAGTTTTGAACGATTGGTTTTAGTAATGTAATAATGATTTCTTTTGTCTCGTTATGATTCAAAGCAGTAACCTCGTTTTTTAAAGTGTTTAGCTCATTATACATTGAATGGATGAATGATAAATCAAAATTGAACAAAATAGTTATTTTGGAGAAAAGAGGGAATGGGAATGACTCTAAGTCTTCAATGTGAAATGTGTTCATTCAAATTCAAAATAGGTCAATTTTCTAGTGTTCCGGATATCGCATACTGTCCACATTGCGGAGATAGTTTCCTCGAATATTATCCGAAACAAGAAGGTGTCCAGTATCAACATAGGGAGAAGAATTTCTTTTATCACCATAAAAAAAACGGGAATGTATGGAATGTATTGATCCAGGAAGATGAATCTAAGAAAGAATTTTTTGTCGATGTTCAGGGACCAGAAACAGACAGAGAAGCATTTGAGGCTGTTAAGGAGTTTTTAAAAGCGAAAAAGATGTATCTGCCTTGTACAGTGGTAGATATCCGATGTATAGGGGTAGGAATTGATAAAAAGTTATAGTTAAACAAAAACGCTATTTTATTAGAAAAGGAGAATGAAAAATGAGAACTACTCAAAAAATGCTAGCAGTTACTGAGGTTAGAGATAAGTGGATTAATGAAAATGGAGCGGTTATCGAGCATAAGAGAGAAGGCATTAAATGGCAGCTAACGGATCGTTTCTTCTCAATCGGTGCAGAAGTATGGAATATGAATTGGTCAAGGTTCAATGAAGGATATAACGAAACAAAGCCAGGTACAAATAAAAGAATGTTGGTTGAAATGAATTATCCGTGGGAGATGATTAAGGATTGGTCAGATGAGGATTGTGAAGCGGAAATAGGGGCAATCGATGGTTCAGATGTAATTTAATAAAAACTTCATTTTAGTAGAAAGCGAGGTGGTGATATGAGTCTTACTTTTATAGATTTATTTAGCGGTGTTGGAATGATGAGAATCGGATTAGAACAATCTGGACATACCTGTATTGGTTTCTGCGAATGGAACAAACCTGCAAGGAAAACATACGAAGCTATGCATAACACTAGTGAGGAGTGGACGGAACATGATATCAGAAACGCAAAAGGAGCTACTATTCCGAGGGCTGATATTTGGACAGCAGGGTTTCCTTGTACCGATATTTCCAAAAACGGAAAACAAAAAGGACTCGCAGGAGAAAAGTCAGGGCTATTTACAGAAGTTATCCGGCTCATCAAAGAAGTACCTGAATATAAAAAACCTGCCTACCTGCTCTTTGAAAACGTTGATAACACATTATCAGTCAATAAAGGATGGGACTTTGCCCGTATTCTCACTGAAATGGATGGAGTCGGGTATGATGCGGAATGGGATGTTATCACCTCAACAGAGGTTGGAATACCTCAAAGAAGAAAAAGAATATTCATTGCAGGATATCTTAGAGGGTCAGGTGTCAGACGAATATTTAGTTGATACAGAAAAGAACAGCTGCATTTTAGAAGTAACGAAAGATTATGTGAAAGTAAGACAGGCTACTATACAAGGATATGATATCGGTGTTGTAGGTGATGCTATTAATATATCGAATCCTAAATCTAAAACAAGAAGAGGTCGCGTAGGGCACAGTGTAGCACAAACATTACTTAGATCCAGGGAACAATGTACGCTGCGTGATGGGAAGTTATACTGGCTCACTGAAAGAGAATCGTGGCGATTACAAGGGATTCCTGACGAATACTTTGATCGAGCTAAAGAAGTAACATCAACAAATCAATTATATGCACAGGCTGGTAACGGATTAACGGTTAATATAGCGAAATTTATCGGCTCGAGAATGGGCTATGATGAAGATTAATATAAAAATTTCATTTTGTAGAAAAGGGGATTGGATATGATGAAGGTTTTTAAAATGAATGATTGTGATTGGGTTTGCGCTGAAACTGAAGAACAAGCAAAGGGATATTACAAAGAAGAATGTGGTATTGATGATGAAGATTTAAACGAAGGGTTCGTTGGGGAAGTTAGTTTGCAAGAGGTTACGTATGTAGACATAGATGAATTGCCAGAAAGTGAAAAGGACAATTTCCAATGTGGAAGACCGCTTGGAGATTCGATAGTAGTCCGCAAAACATTTGAATGGGTAATTAAAAATGACAACATTACAAGCCCTTGTATCATTGCATCAACAGAATATTAAAGAGCAGCTAGCAAAAGCTAACTGCTCTCCTAACAGAAAAGATAAGAAGGAAGTTCAAAAATTAAGTGTATTTATAGTATGGACAATAGTTAGGAATTTATTCAAGGAGGAATGGATTTGAAAAGATATCGTGTTGAATTTACTGAAACTAAATCTTATGAGGCGTTTGTGGAAGCACCTGATGCGGACAAAGCGATTGATAAAGTTCGTAATGGTCTTGTAGAGGAAGAAGAACTAATTGAAAAAGATGTAATTATTGATGGGATGTACTTACAGAATAAGAGCAGCTAGCAAAAGCTAACTGCTCATCTCTCGACCAAGAGAGCTAGAGTGGGGAAAAATTATAACTGACTTTTTAAAGTCTAATATAGTATCGGAAAAAAATAGAATTTTATTCGTGTAAAACATAAAAAGAGCGGCTAACCAAAGTTAGCCACTAAGCCTTCGGGTATGAAGGAAAATCAGAAACTGTATTTACATTATTAACGAAATATTGAGTTTTATTCAGGGGGTAGAGGGTCATGGTTCAAATTTGTCCGATGTGCAACAAAGAAACATGCAATTCAAATGATGAAGGAATTGTGGTTAATTTTTGTGATGAGTGCATGACAACAGCAATTGATATGGAGGGTGAGAAACAGCGCAAAAAAACGATAATAGGGATGGATTGGGGTAGTCCTGATGGTTCGTTTAGTGCCACTGTTACAGTCCCATATAAAAGAAACTCAACAAAATAATCCTTTGAATAGAAAGTGAGGTTAAGAGAATGGCTAATTTAAAGAAACGGAAAACAAGAAAAGCGATTGCTCGTCGCGCGAAAGACGTAGATAAATACCAAGTTAATAAAGCTTGGAGGAACATATTTGTACAAGCAGGCGTTATTAAATAAATGAAAACCAAATACAGTCCGGCTAGAAAACTAGAGGACACCAATTCATTAAAGCAGCAATTATAGCTGTTTTAGGAATAGGTGTCCTTTTTATTTTGAAAAGGGAGATGGGGAAATGAAGGTGTTAAAGGATCAGCTACGTGAGTGGAAAAAGCAATCAAAACAAGCAAAGAAGAAAGGTAAGAAAAAGCGAAAAGAAAAATTTAGCACTCGTGAAATTGAAGAGTTAATGGGAGTTCATGGACCACGTTATGAACGCAGACGTGGAGCATTAAGACAAAAATAATAATAATGGAGGAATTTAATATGAATAAACAATTATCATTTAAAATGCCAATCGTGGATGGGAAAAGAACAAAACAAGAAATTGAAAAAGTATTTATTGAGTATCGTACATACTTAGCGACAATGCCATGTGACATGCTGCCAAAAGTGACGCCATCATATTCTATTGTTCCTCCATCAATTACAAACGAGTTTAATAGCTCAACTGAAAATATTGCAATTGAAAGAATTGAGTATGAACAAGAAAGAAATAAATTTATGAGTTGGTTATATGATGCCGTGAATCGTTTAAGAGATGATGAACGTGAGGTAATCGTGAAATTTTATATGGAAGATGACATTGGATATGATCCGGATATCTGGATGGATTTAGGTATAGGTAAAACAAAGTATTATAAGTTAAAAGGACGTGCGATATTACGTTTAGCTTTCAATCTAAAGAAAGAGGTATTTCTAAAAACACGTAGACAAAAAGAGGGGCAAAGTATATGAACATTGTACAGCCGATTCGAAATAAAGAAATCATACAAGAAATAAAAGAATTCTATAAGAAGCAGAATGAGAGAAACTATATTCTGTTTCTTCTTGGTATTAATACAGGCTTTAGGATATCAGATATATTGCGTTTGCGTGTTCGTGATGTAGAGGGATGGAATATTGTTATACGTGAAAAGAAGACCAGGAAAATAAAAGATATTAAAATGCCATCAGAATTAAAGAAGGCAATACGTGATTATACAAAAGGAAAGCCGAAAAACGAGTATTTGATTAAAAGTCGGAACGGGAAAAATAAGCCAATTACAAGGGCAATGGCTTATGTGATACTGAATCAAGCAGCGCAAGAGTTTGGGTTAGAACGTATTGGGACACATTCTTTACGTAAAACATACGGGTATCATCATTATCAACAGTTTAGAGACGTAGCGGTTTTACAGCAAATGTTAAATCATACAGAGCAAAAAGAAACATTGAGATATATCGGAATCGAACAAGATACATTAAACGATTATCAAAGGAAATTTAAAATCTAATTTCTTTCTTTTTTTATCAATTTTTGAATTAGCTACAAACTGAACGTGTCAAATTCATTTCTGTAATAATACATAAAGGCTTGATACATATGAGGTAAATGCGTACAGATGAATTTAACACACTCTAGTTTATAGCTAATTCATTTTTAAGGATTTCTACTATAAAGTATAAAAAAGTATAGATATTATGATGAAATTCCCGCACTAAATTTCATATATAAGTTAAACTGTATAGTGATATACAAATTATTATCTAAGGAAAATGGAGGTAGCTTATGTACTATCATATTAGAGTATCTTTAAAAACTAGGGTTCGAGAAAATAAGTTTAATATTTCATTAGATGAATTAGAGAGTCGCTATTTGTCTAAGTACAGAAATGGAGAAGATTTTATATTAAACGGCAGAGTTATAAAAATCGATGATATTGAGAAGGTTTATATAAACGAAGCTGCAAATTTATCAGATATTGATGCAATGGTGGCTACAATAGAGGCAGAAGATAGAAGGAGTAGTGTTGGAATTATTGGTGGACCTTCAATAAAATGGAGAGCGGCAGGAAGGTTAAAAGATGTAACTGATGATCTGCTCTTAGAGCCACCAAGATGCATGGTCCAGGAGCAGAAAGAACAGAAAACAGATATGGATAAGACTAAAGTTTTTATAGTTCATGGTCATGACGAGGGGTTAAAGCAACAGTTAGAGATATTCCTAAGTAGACTTGGTATACAACCAGTTGTGTTACATAGAGAAGCAAATCAAGGATTGACTGTTTTAGAGAAGTTCGAAAAACATTCAGAAGTTCAATACGCATTTGTTTTATTAACCCCTGACGATATAGGGTGCAGTGTAAAGGAAAAAGATCAACCGATTGAAAATTATCCATTTAGAGCAAGACAAAATGTAATTTTTGAATTAGGATTTTTTATCGGGAAATTAGGACGAGCAAAAGTTTGCACGCTATATAAAGATGGTGTCGAACTACCGAATGATATTTCGGGATTAGTATATCAAAAGGTAAATGATAATATAGAAGATGCTGGGTTCCATATTATTAAAGAATTAAAGGCTGCTGGATTAGAGGTTAGTTTATAGTTTAAAACGCGAACTATTCGCGGACTATTTGTGAACTATTTACGAACACGTTTTGGTTTTTAACATGATATATTTGTATTGTGAGAAGTGGCGGAAAACACAACTCACTATGTTGTTTCTAAAATTCTAAATGGTTCGTAATGACGGCACATAAAATCCGAAACCAGCAGATGGTACTGATTGAATGATACTGTTATTAAGGAGAGCTTTTGCTCTTCTTCCAGTTACTTAATAATGTTGGCGCAGATTGATGTAACAACATTAGGTGATTGGAAAAAGTACAAAACTTCACGTACCACAATTAAAACATAAATTAATAATTGAGAGAAAAGCATCCATTAGGGTGTTTTTTATTTTGAGGAGGATGAAGGATGAATTCATTGCAAAAGGTAACACAAGAAATCCAACAAGGAATGGACAGTGGGGAACTTAGGATTAAAAAGATTTATAGTGAGCGTAAAGGGAAAGAAGTTAAATATGTTGTTGATGTTTCGGAAGTTGAGGTAGAGCGAGTGCTAACTGTGGAAGTAATACATGAAATCCTTAAGAAGAACAATAAGGAACTATATGAAGCAGTGGTAAGAAGAGAAGAAACGATCAAGAGTGGGTGCGACGACAAAATAAAGGAAGTTGAATATAAACTAGGTGTGGAGAGCGGAGAAGCGTTACTGTTATTGAATTTAATTTATTATTTGGAAGGAAAGATTGAAGTAGGGCAGATTGTATAAATCAGATTTAAAAGGAGTGAGGATGTGAATACATTCTTACGAAATGCAATCGGTGTACATGAAGCTGCATCTATTCTTAATGTATCACCCGGTCATGTTAAGAACTTATGTGCTGAAGGAAAGATTGAAGCAAAGAAGATAGGTAAGACATGGGTAATCGATAGATCAAGATTAAGAGGAGTGAGATGAGGATGGTCAAAACGCAATTAGAATGTATGGACAATGAGTGTCGTACTATAATGTTTGGACATTTCTTAGATGGCGTATCTTGTGTTAGGTGTGGAGGTCGAACAATACCTAAACCATATAATCCTGTTGCAAAGGATGATGATTACAAGCGCGAGCCTAAACAAGAACCATTACTAACAATTACATTAACAGATATAGATTCTAAGCCGGTTGTACATTACAAAGGTGAACAGATAGATAGGAAGTTACGTGTTGCATTTGATTGGGAAGCACAATCGATTGATAAGATTAATCGGACATACATTCATATCGAACTTGTACCTGCTGATAATAAGCGCTTCAATACTGAAATCATTCAACATAATCATCCAATTGTAAAAGAGGAAGTGGAGTTTTACTATGTCGATGGAAGGACGCAAAGCAAAACAACAACGTAAGTTCTACGATAAATACAAACGAGATAAAGAAGCGAAGAAGTTCTATGACAGCACAGCTTGGCGAAGGTGTAGAGAGCTCGCACTGATACGAGACAGCTATCGTTGTCAAGAGTGTATGAAGCATGAACCATTGATACCAGTACCTGCTGATATGGTCCATCATATCAAAGAAAGAAGTGAATATCCTGAACTTGCATTAACATTAGATAACTTAATTAGTTTATGTAATGCATGTCATAACAAAGAGCATCCTGAAAAGGGTGGAGGGAAAAAGAAAAACAAAAGAAAAATTCAGTTCGTAAAAGTAAAAGCGAACAAAGAATTCATATAGCCCCCCCTCCTTTTATTGTTCAAAGTCGTTTCCGCCCAGACCGGATGCCTCCTTCGTGCGTAGCGCAAGTGGTTTTTCTAAAGGGGGGTAAACCTCAAAAACAGAGGACTTTTATTTTTGAGACAACACTTTTTATCCATAAAATGTAAGTGAGGTGATATCGTGGATAAAGGATTGAATGAGAGAAAACCACCTACCCATTTAAAAAAGGTAGGAAAAGATACTTGGATTCGTATTTGGTCTGTTTTAGAAGGTGAAGGGAAGGCGGATATCAATGATCCTATTGTAGTTGAAACGATTGCTTTCAGTTATCAAATGTTTAGAGAGATGGCAGCTAATGTTAAAAAAGAAGGGCTGACAATGGAGCATACAAATAAAGCTAATGCTACAAATCTGACTAAGCACCCTTTGATATCAGAGATACCTAAGTATTTACAGCAGATACGTCAATATTTAGGGGAGCTAGGGTTGACTGGGGCAAGCCGTAAAAAGCTTCAGGAAGAGCTAACTGGAGACTCTGATGATGATTTCGACGACTTCTAAGCCATCTGAAATATCCAAGTGGTATAAAAATTGGCGAAATGAACAGATAAAGCATTTTTATATTTTGGTAGATCCCTCTCCTGAACTAAGAACAACTTGGTATGCAGAACAAGTTGTGAAGGGAAACATAAAAGCTAGTAAGAAAAATATTTTGTCTTGTCAACGTCATCTAAATGATTTGAAGAGACAGGGTACTGAGGAGTTTCCTTGGATATTCGATGAAGAAAAAGCTCATCGACCTATAAGATATATTGAAAAGTTCTGTCGTCCGTCAAAAGGTGACTATAAAAGGCTAGTTCTACAACCGTGGCAGCACTTTGTTATAGGTTCTTTGTATGGATGGGTTCATAAAGATACAGGTTACAGGCGCTTTCGTGAGGGCCTTATTTTTATTGGACGTAAAAACGGAAAAACTACAATGATTTCTGGTTTGTCCAATTATGCTGTAGCTAAAGATAATGAGCCGGGTGCTCGTGTTTATGTTTTGGCAAATACAAAACAACAAGCTGGAGAATTATTTGATGAAAGTCGTGCAATGGTTCAAAAATCACCCTTTCTTCGGAAACATTTACGCGAAAATCAGAAAGGGATTTTTCATGATAAAACTCATTCTAAAATTGAACCTCGTGCATCAGATAGTAAGAAATTAGACGGATTAAATACACACCTTGGTATTTTTGATGAAATACATGAATTTAAAAACTTTAAGTTAATTAATGTTATTAAAAAATCACGTGGCGCACGTAAACAACCAATGATTGTTTACATCACTACAGCAGGATATCAGCTTGAAGGGCCACTTGTACAATACTATGAAATTGCAACTGATGTTTTGGAAGGAGTTATCGACCAAGATAGAAAGTTTTATTTCATGGCTGAAATGGATAGCGTGGATGAAATTGAGAATCCTGAACTATGGATTAAAGCAAATCCTAATATGGGAGTTTCGCTAGATCTTCCATCGCTTATTGATGATTGGAATACAGACAAGCATACGGATGCTGAAAAGAATGACTGGATTACAAAACAATTTAACCTCTTTGTTGATAATGATGAAATGTCCTTTGTTGGCATTGAGATATTAAAAAGAAATGAGGAAGTTATTGATATAAAGGGATTAGCTGGTAAAGAATGTGTTGCAGGTTATGATTTGTCTGCAACAGAGGATTTTACAAGCGCTTGTTTAGAGTTTCCTTTAGATGACGGAAAGGTTTTTGTATTATCTCATAGTTGGGTTCCGCAGGCTAAAGTTGATCGTGATAACGAGAATATTAGCTTTAAAGAGTTTAAAGACAAGGGTTGGCTCACTATTATACCTGGTGAGTATGTGAAATATGAGTATGTTTATGATTGGTTTGTTAAGCAATCTGAACAATATTTCATAAAGAAAATCACTTATGATCCAGCTAATGCTTACCGTTTAAATGAAGATTTGAAAGCGTATGGTTTTAAAACCGAAACAGTTCGACAAGGACATTTAACTTTAAGTCCAGCATTAAAGGATGTAAAAGAGTTATTGTTGGATGGGAAAATAATCAGTAATAAAAACCGTCTTTTCCGTTGGTATATGAATAATGTAAAGCTTGTGGAAGACAGAAATGGGAACTTTTTACCATCTAAACAGAGTAAATACCGGAAGATTGATGGTTTTGCAGCATTTCTAAATGCTCATACAGAAGTAATCCCAATGTTAACTCAATTACAAGGTGATGGAAATATTGAATTTATATCAGTTAGCGATCTTTTTAAATAGAAGGGCGGTGAGAAATTGAAAATGTTAGATCGTGTGAAGGGAGCACTAAAAGGCGCGGCCGCCGGGTGGAAGGGCTCGGGGTTTGACTTCTCTTCATGGTTTGGAAGAAAGTTTTGGGGTATTGATAATGCGAAATTAGCTACAAACGAGACGATTTTCAGCGTAATTAGTAGATTATCGAATACGGTAGCATCTTTGCCATTAAAGCTGTATAAGGATTATGACACTGTTTTTAATCAAGTGTCTGATGTTGTGATGAATGAACCAAATCCAAACATGACCGGATTTGAATGGATAAATAAAATTGAAGTTTCAAGAAATGAAACTGGAAATGGATATGCAGCTATCGTTCGTGGTATTCGATTTCAAGTGGAAGCATTAATCCCTATTGAATCCGCTTATGTAACACCTTTTATAAATAGGGATGATAATAATTTGTGGTATGAGGTACGTGGGATTGAAGGTACGTATTACATCCACAATATGAACATGTTTCATGTTAAACACATCACAGGTATTTCAAGATGGAAAGGTATTTGCCCAATTGATGTTTTGCGAAATACTCTTGAATATGATAAGGCAGTACAAGAATTTAGTTTGTCAGAAATGCAGAAGAAAGATAGTTTTATTTTGGATTATGCGACGCAGGTAGATAGTGATAAGAGGCAAAAAATCATTGATGATTTTAAACGATTTTATCAAGAAAATGGTGGCATTTTATTTAGAGAACCCGGTGTGAATATTGAAGAAATGGAGCGGAAATATTTCGCTTCAGACACGTTAGCATCAGAACGAATTACACGTTCACGAGTTGCTAACGTTTTTAATGTTCCTGTTTCTTTTTTAAATGATACGGAAGGACAGAGTTATAGTAGCAATGAACAATTAATGATTCAATTTGTTCAAATGACTTTAACGCCTATTGCCCGACAGTATGAGCAGGAAATGAATCGAAAATTGTTAAATAAGGCTGAAAGACAAGCTGGATATTACTTTAAATTTAATATGAGTGGCTTACTACGAGGTGATACAGCAGCGAGAACACAGTTTTATCAAATGATGCTTCGAAGTGGTGGGCTAACACCTGATGAAGTGCGTGAATTAGAAGATAAACCACCAAAGGGAGGTTCAGCTTCTCAATTATGGATTTCTGGCGATCTTTATCCAATCGATATGGACCCAACTCAACGAAAGGGGGTGAAAAGTAGTGGCAAAGAACAAACAGAATAAGTTTTTTCAAATGAAAGCATCTGCCAATGGTAAAACGGCTGATGTTTTTATTTATGGAGAAATTACAAAGTATGCATGGGAAGAGTATGGCGAGGTATCGTCTATTACTTTTAAAAATGAACTGGATGAATTAGGTGATGGTATTGAAACGATTAACCTTTACATCAATAGTCCAGGTGGATCTGTTTTTGAAACAATGGCTATTATCGCAATGTTACAGAGACATCCAGCGAAGGTTATTTCCTATATTGATGGCATAGGTGCTTCTTGCGCATCAGTATTACCTATGATTTCAGACAAAATCATTATGTATGCGAATTCAATGTTGATGGTACACAATGCATGGACATATGCATCAGGAAATGCTGATCAGCTACGTAAAGCAGCGGATGATATTGAACGTATTAACCAATCGATGGTGCAACACTATTTAACTCGTGCTGGTGATAAGTTAGATGAAGATATATTAAAACAATTACTAGATGCAGAGACATGGTTATCAGCTGATGAAGCAATGGAATATGGGCTTTGTGATGAAATTATCTCAGCAAATAATGCCGCAGCGTGTCTAGATGAAAAATGGGTGAAGGAATACAAAAATATTCCACAACAATTAGTAAATACACAAGCTAACATATCGCCAAACGAAATGTTAGAACGACAAAAAATTGCCGAAGAAGCGAAAGCTAACGCGGACTATATAAACACAATTTTAGGAGGAATTCATTCATGAAAATGAAAAATAAATTTCGATTAGTTATTGGTAACTTGCAACACTTTTCAAAGAATACATTATTTGAATTAAAACAAAATTTATCTACTATTGGCCAACAGCTACAAAAAGTAGAGAGTGAGCTTTCTCAGAAGGCGATTGATCCTTCCGCAAGCATGGAGAGTCTTCAAGTGTTACAACAATCCAAGAAAGACCTTCAAATGCGTTTCAATGTAATTAAAGAACAACATGACACAATGGAAGCTGAACAACAAGCACAATTTCAAAATCAAACTGGTTTGCAATCTATTGAAGATCCAAAACAAAAGGTAGTTGCAGCGAAAGCAGAATTGGTTCGAGCTACAATTCGTGGAGGTACTTTATCACAAGAAGCACGAGCGGCTCTTGGTGATAAAAATTCAACAGGTGGAGAAAAGATTCTTCCGACTACAATGACGAATGAATTATTGCACGAACCGTTTGTTAAAAATCCATTAAGAGATGTATCTACATTTACAAGTGTAACGAACCTTGAAATTCCTAAAGTGACATTTACATTAGATGATGATGATTTTATTGCTGATACAGCAACAGCAAAGGAATTGAAAGCAGAAGGTGATGTTGTAACCTTTGGACGTAATAAATTTAAGGTGTTTGTACCTATTTCAGAGACTGTTTTAGCAGCAACTGATACAAACTTAGTGCAAACTGTAGATCAAGCGTTAGAAAGTGGTTTAGCAGCAAAAGAGAAGAAAGTAGCATTTGCTACAACGCCTAAAGCTGGAGAAGAATCTATGTCGTTCTATAAAGCTGGCATTAAGTCAGTTAAAGGCGCAACTTTATATAAAGCTATTAAGTCAGCAGTTGCAGATTTACATGAAGATTTTCGTGAAAATGCGACTATTGAGATGCGCTACACAGATTATCTAGAAATAATTGAAACACTTGCTAATGGTAGTGCAACTTTATATAATGCTCAACCAGAACAAGTTTTAGGAAAGCCAGTTAAGTTCTGTGATTCAGCAGTGAATCCAGTTGTTGGTGATTTCCGATATTCTCACTTCAACTACGATCCAAATATGATTTATGATCGTGACAAAGATGTAAAAACAGGTATTGAACTATTTGTTTTAACAGCTTGGTTTGACCATAAAATCAAACTGAAATCAGCATTCCGTATAGCTGAAGTGCAGACTACACCCTAAACCTCCCCAAGGACCAACAGGGTTAAAAGTTGATTCTACAACAGTAACAACGACCAACATTAGTTGGTCTCCTGTTGTGTATGATGGGGGCATTAAAGAGTATCAAATACTTCGCAATGGAAAACAAGTAGGGACTTCAGTAACAGCGACCTATAAAGACACAGGCCTAACTGGTGATACAACATATTCTTATCAAGTGAAAGCAGTTGGAAATAACGGATCGAATTCTCCGTTAAGCGTTGAATTATCAGCGAAAACCAATGCTTCAGGATCATAGGTGATTATATGTTAGAGCTATTAAAAAGAAAAATTAAAATCGATGGAGATGAAGAGGATACAGATATTCAACTTCTAATCGATGGAGCAAAAGAATCCTTATTACAATCAGGTGTTCCTGAAAGTGAAAAGGCACTATATAAAATCGCGGTAATAACGCATGTTTTATTAAACTATGAGAATCAAGATAAATCATTAAATGTCCCTGCATTAAAGCAGTCGCTAGAAACCACGATATTACAATTAAGGGATTACAATAGCGGTGATAACCAATGAATCCAAGTAAATTAAATAAACGTATCATACTAGAACGAAAATCATCAGAAACAAAAGATGAGGAAGGCAACGCTATTCCATCTGAATGGAAAGAGTTCGTTAAGGTGTGGGCAGAGGCTAAAACGCCATTTGGTACAGGGTTTAGATCAGAAATATTTCAAGGGAATGCAGAGTTTGTTATTAAATTAATAAATTTTACAATCCGATATCGAAAAGGCATCAATTCAGCAATGCGTGCAAGGTATGATGGCAAGCTATATGAGATTAAGTCAGTTATTGATATCGACGAACAGCATAAGGAAATGTGCTTAATTTGTGAGGAGCGATCCAATTGGCAGAATTAGAGGTCTTCGGTATAGAAGAATGGATTCGTGAATTAGAGGGTTTAGGTCAAGATGTCCCTAAAATTACAAAAGAAGCATTAAGAGCAGGTGCGGGAGTATTTAAGCAGAAGCTAGAGTTTAATTCTCCAGTAGGACCTGAACCAAATACACCAACACCAAAGCAACCGTGGTGGGATGGGAAACATGCTAAAAATGCTATCGAAGAGGGAAGAGTCGTAAAAAAAGGCGGCTCTTATTTCGTTGAAATAGGATGGGATAAAGCGGATCGATCACCTCACTTCTATATGAAGTTTCAAAATTGGGGAACTAGTAGAAACCCTAACCCTCCACATAAAGGCTTTGTAGAGAAAACATTGGTTCAGAGTGAAAAAGAGGTGTTGCAGGCAATGGAACGAGAATTTATGCGTAGGGTCACAGGACGATGAGGAATTTCAATAAAGATGTGTTCGATGTATTACGTACAGATGTTTTTATTAAATCTGAGCTAGGCGGAGAGTTCATATATCAGTTTGTAAAAGGTAACGATAATACATCTATATGGATTACATTTTCTGAATTAAATATATCTTCAGGAATGTATGCGGAGAATGAGGAAAAAACCTCAAACGTTATGTACCAAGTTGATATATGGTCCATGTCACCAATCAAAACACAACTAAAAACCGCAGTTCAGGCAGCTATGAAAAAGCTGTCTTTTCAGCGTTTAAGTACCTATCCAGATTATGAAATGGATACAAAAATTTATCGATATGGCTTTCGTTTTGTAACGGAAGTCATAAATTAGGGAGGATAAAAATGATTATTGATTTTAGGGATTTACATTATGCGGTTTTAACTGAAACGCCAGATGGTAAATATACTTACACTACACCGAAAAGAATCGGGAAAACAGTTAGTGGTAAAGCTTCACCTAAGGCAGAAGGAGCAACTTTTTATGCAGAAGGTGGACCAGCAGCAACAGCTAGTGCATTCGGTGGTACTGAAATCGAGTTAGAAGTTGATAAGTTGTCTTTAACGGTTTACGCGGAATTATTAGGTAAAAAGGTTGTAAAAGGTCAAGTAGTTGATAATACAAGTGACGTTCCTCCTTATGTAGCTTTATTGTATCGTTTACCATATGACAACGGGAAAAATTTATATGTATGTTATTACAAAATGAAGTTTGAACTTCCAAGTGATGAACATAAAACAGCAGAAGACAAACCAACATTCCAAAGCGCAAAAATTAAAGGTAAAGCAATTCAACGTGCAGATGGTAATTGGAGACATCGACTTGATGAAGAAGAAGTTGGATTTGATGCAGCAGTTGCGGCGAATTGGTTCAAAGCAGTACCAACTCCACCTGTAGTTACACCTTAATAAAATAAGAATAATGGGATGGCAAATGTCATCCCTATTTTAATTTAGGAGGAAAAGTGCATGAAAATTACTTTACAGAATGCAGAAGGTCAAAAAGATTTTTATTTACCACAGTTTATTCCGGGTTCAGCAACGTTTGAAGCATCAACATTAGCGGACGAATTACAAGCAGACCTTGTACCAAAAGAAACAATTGAAAGAGCAGCTAATTTTGTTGCTAAAGTGTATGGTAATCAATTTACGGCACAGGAATTTGTTGATGGTACGCATGTATGGTTTTTAAGCCTTACCATTCATTCTATTTGTTTAACAATTATGGGTCGTCTAAATGAAGCGATAACGGTAATGGAAACGGTAGAAGATGCGAAAAAAAAGTTGATGAAACAGCTAGAGATGAAACCGAAAAGAAAACAATCAAGTATCAAGACATCGTAATCGATATATACAACGTACTTATGGATGCAGGAATGACACAAAATCAAATTAACGAAATGGATATTGCGTTTTACTTTACCTGTTTGGCTAAAAAACAAAAGATAAATCGAGTGACAACAGCAAATCAAGCACCAGCATGGTTGTAAAGGTAGGTGAGAATTGAATGACATTAGGTAATAATACAATAGGTGGTCGCGTCCGGTTGGACACAGATCAGTTTGAAAATGGAATTGCAGGTATAAATCGAAGTCTGAAACGAATTGATGCAGAGTTTAGAAATACTTCAGAACAGTTACGTGGCGTTGGCTCTGAGATGGATCAGCTGGAGAATAAGACAAATCATTTAAATCAAAAGATTGAAGCGCAAACGCAAAAAATGAAGCATTATGAGCAAGCTTTAAGGACTTCACAGCAAAAACAACAAGAAATGCGCCAAAAGTGTGAGCAATTAGCTACATCAATGCAACAATTGGAACAAGAAATACAGCAAAGTACACAAGCATATGGGAAAAATGCGCAAGAGACAAAAGATTTACAAGCTCAATATAATCAACTACAGCAAGAATATAAACAGGGTACACAATCTTTACAACGATTAACAGCACAAGTTTCTCGGAATGACACAGCCTTTAATAACGCTTCAGCAGCTTTACATCGTTATCGTAATGAATTAGGTGACACCCAAGAAAGAATGGAACAGTTGGGCAACGCTTCTGGAAGAATACGAGAGCGCATGAACGAAGTTGGAAACACAATGCAGGATACCGGCTCAAGAATTAGTCAAGGATTTGGAGCGGCAGCAGTTGGTGTAGCAGCAGGTGTTGGTGCATTAGTAGTAAATGCAGGTCAATTTGAAGAAGCGAATAAAAAAGTACAGGCTGGTTTAGGATTAACGAGAGAAGAAAGTTTAAAAGTTAGTGCTGTAGCAAAAGAAGTATGGCGTGAAGGATATGGTGAGGATTTAGCTAGTGTCAGCGATTCTTTAGTTAAAGTAAAGCGTAATATTAAAGATATTAACGATGATGAAACCTTAAAACAAGTAACTCGAGACAGTGAAATCTTAGCGGAAACAATGGAGTCGGATGTAAACGAGGTTACTCGTGGCGCGGCTCAATTAATGGGCCGTTTTGGCTTATCTGGTCAACAGGCATTCGATTTATTAGCACAAGGATCGGCTAAAGGATTAAATTATTCAAATGAGTTATTTGATAATTTGAGTGAATATGGTCCTTTATTCCACGAAATGGGCTTTAGTGCTGATGAAATGTTTACGATTCTGATTAACGGTAGTAAAAATGGCGCTTATAATCTCGACTATGTAAATGATGTAATGAAAGAGTTTGGTATCCGTGTTAAAGATGGTAGTAAGTCCACAACAGAAGCGATGGGCCAAATGAGTAAGGAAACACAAAAAGTTTGGCAAGCAATGTTAGAAGGGAAAGCTACTTCAAAAGATGTCTTCAATGCCGTTTTAAATGAGTTACGAACAACTGATGATCAAATTAAAGTAAATCAGTTAGGCGTGGCACTTTTTGGCGTGAAATGGGAAGATCTCGAAGCCACTACTATGTTATCTCTAAACAATATGGAAACGGGCTTAGGAAACTATAGTGGTGCAATGAATAAAATGGTTGACGGTTATGATACAAGTGCAAAGCAATGGAAATCTGTAACTAGAGAATTACAAATTGCACTAGAACCACTTGGTAAGGTGATTCTAGATATTGCTAAACAAGCTATACCGGAACTAAAAGAATCAATTAAAGGTGTAGCAGATTGGTTTAACGGATTAGATGATAGTACAAAAAAAGTATATGGTACATCATTATTATTAGCTCCAGCAGTATTAGGGGTAGTAAGTGCCCTTGGAATGCTTTCTTTTGCTGTAGGTGCAATTATAGCGAACCCGATTGTTGCAACAATTGGTGGCGTTGTAATTGGATTAGGAGCATTAGGGTTTGCTTTTGCTGAAGCTGGTAAAAAAGCAAAACAAGCAGAAGAAGATAGCAGGAAATACGGCGAGGGTGTAAGCGAAGGTACAAAAAAAGCAATTGAAGGATACGTAAATCTAAAAGAAAAGGCTTTTAAGACGTTAGATGAAATCCCAGTGCTTACTGGAGAGAAAGCAAAAGAAGCTGTACAACGTGCTCATGATGAGTTTGGAAAGTTAGCAGATGAAGCCATCCAAGCGATTAATAAAGATAGAGGGAAACTTCAGGCGCATTTAGATAGCTGGTTTTCTGGTGAAACAGATTCAGCGGTATTAAGAGCGAAAGACAAAATTCTTAATGATCAAATGGAAGTATTCAAAGCGCAAGAAGAAGCAGTTATCAAAGCGAATGAGAAAATTCAGAGCTTACTCACACAATATAATGGACAGATATATAAGATGACTGCAGCTGATAAGTCGGTTTTTCTGACAGCTTTAAAAGCTATCGATAGTGAAGTAGGAAAAGCAGCTTCAAAAAGCGTAGATGAGATTCAAAAAATAGGTAAAGCAATGGATAACTTCAACAGCAATACTTCTGTTGAAACAATCCAAGGTAAAGTAAAAGATTTAGGTTCTGAATATAAAAAATTAACGAACGAGTTAGATAAGGCTAGACAGAAAGAAATAGAATTTGCAAAAAGTAAAATAGCTGATACTAAAGGGCAAGAGATTGCGATTGCACAAATTAATAAAAAATACTCTGATCAGTCTATTTTAATAACAGAAGGATATAAACAACAACTTCAACAAGCGCAGGAAGTGTTAAAGTCCAAGGGTATTGAAATGGATTTAACAACGGGTATTACGAAAGCTGAAACTGAAAAAATTAAAATTCAAGGTCGAGGATTTGGCGAATACGTAAAGAATTCAGAAATAATCGAGAGTACGAATGAAAATTTATTTAAAAGGCTTCAAGATAGAGCCGCAAAAGAATCTGATTTACGTAAGAAAAGTGCTGACGAGGTAAAAAGATATGGTGAGGCACTAATTGCCAATTCTAATACTGTTTATGATAGTCTTTTTCAATCAACCCGTGAAAAGGCTGTGCAAGTTGGTAGTGATATTGCTTATGCATTAGAAGATGGTACAAAGGCTGTTAATTTAGGGGAAAAAGGCGTAGTAAAGGTCGAAGAGTTTGTTGATGGTATAAAAACAGGGAAATATAAGGTTCAGGATGTAGCGGTTGCACTTATAAATACAATGCGTGTAGAGATGGGGAGTAAACCATTAACTGCAGAGGGTATTAAAGTGATGACTACGTTTGCGGATGGATTAAAGCAAATGAATGTTACAGATATCGCAACAAAATTAAACCTGGATCTTAAAAAGAATTTAGAAATTGATTTGGGTCCACTCGGTAAAATGACATCTACACAATTTGTAAATGGTTTGAAAGAAGGCACAGTTGGTATTGACGCTGTGTTTATTTATTTTCAACAACATTTATCTAAATTAACAGCTACTGATTTATCTCAAGACGGAACCAAAATCATGTCTACTTTAAAAACAGGCATGGAAATGGGCTTCATTGGTGTTGAAGATGTCTTGAGACAACTTGGTGTAAGCATGGATGATAAAACAAAATATAATCTTCAAGGTAATGGTGAAGTTACCATTGCTTCCCTTGTGCAAGGGTTGCAGACAGGGCAATTTAATATAGATCAAGCTCTTGAAGTTATTCGCCAAATGGTTGTGCAAAAAACAAATGTCGATACGACTCAACAAGGTGCGAATATTTCGCAAACAACAGCCGATGGAATTCGCCAAAATGGTAGTCAACCTGTACAAGCAGCTAACGAAGTGAAACAAGGTGTGGAGCAAACGCTTGGTTCTACCACAGACGGAAATGGCGGAGCAATGTCCACGGTTTTAATGAGACAATTCATGGCTCAAAACAAACCTAGTATTGTTGGCGAAGCAACAGGTATAAAACAAGGGGTCGAGCAACAATTAGGAAGTACTACTGATAACAACGGTGGTAACAATTCTACATCTATGATGAGGAATGCTATCGCTAACAATCAAGGTAATGTGAACGGGGCAGCATCAGGTGTAAAACAAAGTGTAGAAAATACATTGGGTGCAACTACAGATGGAAATGGTGGAGCTTCTTCTACCCTCATTATGCAGCGATTGATTAATGGGAATAGAGGGACTGTAGTTAATGCGGCAGCAGGTGTGAAATCAGGTGTAGAAAGTACTTTAGGAAGTGCAACAGATGGTGGTGGTGGAGATAAGGCTGGTAATAAATTTGCCAATGATTTAGGTTCTAAGCGCGGAGCAGCACAAGGAAGCGGGGCGAGTGTTGCTGGTGGAGGTTTAGATGGGCTAGGTTCAATCGTCGCAAATTCAGTTGGTCTTTCCTTTGCGAAAGGGTTTGCCTTCGGTATGGACGGTGCATTTTCTCAAGTAAGAGCGAAAGCAGCATCATTGGCAAGCGCAGCATTCAATGCATTAACAGCTACACTTAATGTAAACTCTCCATCGAAGCTTACAAGGGATAAGGGGGGTATGCCATTTGGTGAGGGGTTTGCGGTTGGGATTGGTAAGTCAGCTTATATGGCTGAAAATGAAAGCCATACTCTTGGGACAAGTGCTTATAAATCCCTTGTAAATACGCTAAAATCTAAGAATTTAGCATTTGCAGGTGTTCAAATGGCGCAAGGACTTGCATCCGGGATTAAGAGTCAATATTCTGTAGTACGAGATGCCTTGCAGGGTTCTGTTACAGAGGCAATCGATGGCATTCGTTCTATTAAGCCAGAAGAAGTGTTTAGTTTTAAAGGGGATGATCCATTAACAAAGTATTTTAATGCAATCTTTGAGGATAGAGATTGGCAAAACGATTGGATAACACATATCCCAGAGAATATGCGTGATATGGTAAGAGAAATCGGACGTCAAATGGAACGTTTTGAAGGACTTTCAATTTATGATGTTGGTAATCTTTCAAGATGGAGAGAAGTGTTATCGGATAATCCTAATGTCATTCAGTATAGACCAGATAACGATAATCCGAATAAACAGCCTTATATGTCATATACAGAAAAGGACCTCAAACAGCAAAGGCCAATACAAATTGTAATAGAAAGAATGGTTCTTGCAGAATTATTAATATCTCCATTGGAGCTATTGCAAGGACAGAAATTCGAGACAGATTTATACAATGCAGGGGTGAGACGATGACAAATCAAACTCTTACAATTATTCAGGAAGATGGTTCTAAGTTTGTTATTTCATCTAATGACAAACTTACTGTTTTAAACTTTCTTCCTAATTCCCCTTTCTATAACACTGGATACGAAAAGTTAGATGGGAGACATGGAGAAATTGATTTAGGTGGAAGTTTTAATTCAAGGGACGATATTAAATCTTTGTTTCTCGCAGAACCACATGGGATTGATGATTTTTACAAAGTTCGTAATTTTATGTTCCGCCTTTTCGCTTCGCAATCTCCGTTTTATATTGTTTCAAATAGAGAGCCTGAAAAGCGTTGGAAAGTACGAGTGTCAAGTAAGTATGAAGTAGAACCACAGGCGAACGGAAACTACAGCCTTATAGAAATTCAGTATAAATCAGCGAATGCTTTTGCTGAGTCCGTACAATCGACGTTAGAAAAGATGCAAACAGAGTATACAAAAACAACAGCTACCTTCTCTATTGATAATAAAGGGCATGTAGAAATTGATCCAAGGCAAATGCCTTTACGAATTATCTTTCAAGGTGCTTCTGAAAACCTCAAGATCAAAAACAAAACAACGAAAGAAGAGTGGATTTATACTGGCATAACAACGGATAAAGATACAATTGTTATAGATCAAGTGAGAAGTACGAAAAATAGTTTGTCCATCGTTCGAGATACAAATAAAAAAGTAATAACTTTACAGACAGGAATAAATGAATTTGAAATCACAGGCGCTAAAGGCGCTTTTTCTATTTCATTTGATTTTCGGTTTCAATATCTGTAGAGAGGAGGTGCGAGTTTGAATGTAGTTACAGTAACTGATATAGCAGGAAATACAGAGATACTAACAGGGTTTCCAACTATCACTAGAGTTCGTAGGGTGAATGGGGAAAAAGGCATCAGTTTTATACTATATCCTACAGAAGAAAATACACATTCTTTTCCATTGGTACAAGAAGAAAGCAAAATTGAATTTGATGGTGAAGTTTATATTGTAAAGCATTTAGCAGAAAGAACAATTGAAAGTAAGTTTTATAAAAGAGTGGAATGTATTCATGAATTTTACGTGAATATGTTGAATAAGCAACAATACAAAGTTCATAACGGTAGCATGACTTTTCGTGATGCAGTTGATTTTGTCTTTGAAGGGACAGGTTATCAAACAGTAATTATTGATCAGTTTTACGCACAAGATTTTCAAGAGTTTGGAAAAGAAAATCGACTGGCGTTACTAAAAAAGAAATTAGAGCGCTATAAGGCAGAAATATCGATTCGTGGAAATCTCGCCAGCTTTAAAGAAAAAATAGGGGAAGATACTGATTTTCAATTTAGGTACAATTTCAATATCAAAACATTTGAAAGAGAAATTGATACAAAGCCCCTTGCGACTTATATTCGTGGATATGGTAAAGACGGGTTAGAGAGAGAATACACCAGTCCGAATGTACATAAATTTGGGCTAATTGAAGCGGATTCCATAGATGACGAACGTTTTACAACAATAGATGGATTAGACAAGGCATTAAAAGAAAACCTACAGGACACGCCAGTTGTTAGTATGACAATTGACTTTATAGATTTGAGAAAAGCCGGATACCCTTACAATGTGCCGAATGAAGGGGATCGGGTTCTTTTGATTTATGAGCCAATGGATATTGATATTGAAACCAGAATTATGGAGATTGAGGAAGTATTTAATGCGAAGTTAGAGCCGATTGCATGTAAGGTTACACTAGCTAACTATAAAAAATCTTTTGGCGGGACACTTTTTCAAACCGTACAGAAGGCAATGAGTGGCGTTGTAAATGAAGATGGGAAAATTAAATACAATGCCTTAGATGAAGGGGTTAAACGTGCAAGTGAAGCAATTAAGAATGCTCAAACAGAATTAACATTTGAGAATGGCATACTTGGCATTAATCCTATAAATCCAAATAACCTTGTGGCTCTAAACAGCGCTGGATTTGGTGTTAGTAGAGATGGTGGGAGAACCTTTAAGGAAGCTATTACTTATGAAGGGATTGTTGCTTCAGTAGGTGTTGTCGGTCAATTTGAAGCAAATAACATTAAAGTTGGACCTGGTACATTTTTTGAAGAAGGTTATGATCCTTTTAAAGTTTCTAATAGGCTAGATACTTTGATTGATAACTTATCAGAAGATAACGTAATTACAGTGATTGAAAAACAATTTCTAAGTGCAGAGTGGGTAAAAATTCAAAATGAGTTTAGTTCCACCATGCAGATTGCGGCAGGGTATTGGAAACCGGAAGAAAAGATTTTCGAAAGAGATATGTACACACAAAGATATGAAGAACTGAAGAACTTTTTAACCGTTGAACATGATGAAAATAATCAGGCAGCCATTTTATCACCGAGTAATATGATAAAAGATTCGGTTATCAATGGTGACAGATATAAAAGTTGTTTAACGAATTACTTTGAATCTAGGAATAAGATGAATGAGTTAATTCTGTTTCGTACAAAAGAGATCGCTGATACGGCTCAAAAAAATGTAGATGAAGTAACGAATCATATTGTATATAAAGTTGAGATTCGAAGTACAAACGGAACTACATTTAAGAACGGTCAAATTAGTACAGAACTTGAAGCGCGTGTGTATCACGGAGCAACAGACGTTACGAATACAATTGATTTTATATATAAATGGACAAGAAAGTCCGATGATTCGCTAGGGGATAACACATGGAATAAGGCACATGAAAATGCTAGTAATAAAGTCGCTATTACAAATTTAGATGTAAATATACGAGCTACATTTGCATGTGAAATAAAGAAATTATAACCGGAAGGAAGATGAAGAATGGCAGTTTTAGCAAGTGGTCAAATTACTTTAATTGATTTGAACGATGCAAAAAGTTTAACGGGGTACATTGGATCAAATCAGGCGAAAGTACAAATTTTTAACCCGAATGGAAATACTTATACGCCTAACTGGACAACAAATAATATGATATTAACACCTTCTTTATTTGTATCGGGTACAGCAACTGATATTATCGGACAAGCAAAGAGCATTATATGGTATGAGCAAGGTAATAACACGCCAATTGCAAATGATACAAATTATACAAATTATTCAATTGGTACTGGAGTTGGAAAACCACTCACAATTAAGGCGAATATTTTAACGTCTAAAAATCAGCAAGTATATCTTTGTGAAGTGGTATGGACTGATCCATCAACAGGGTTGGATATCACATCTAAATTGGATATTGAATTAGTAAAGGTGACGAACGGAAGCAATGGAACAAATGGTAGTAATGGTGCGAACGGTCAAAACGCTATTGCTGCATACGTATGGGCACCAAATGGGAACATTTTTAGAAATAGTGCAGGTAGTCTTATCGCTGAATGTGATGTCTTTAATGGTTCCACGCAGCAAACAACAGGCGTTACGTATCAATGGTATAAACAAGATGCTTCCGTTTCTACAGATCAAGGCGGAGGTGTCGGATGGTTAAAACTTATTTCCACAGCAACAGGCGGGGGAACAAGCGGACATACTACTGATAAATTAACAATTCCAGCCGGAGCTGTAGCAGGGATGGCATCTTTTAAATGTATTGCCACTTATAGTTCTAAAACGTATGTGGATGTTGTTACCTTTGCAGACCAAACAGACCCATTGCAAGTAACACCAATAGCACTTACAGGAAATGTCTTTAAAAACGGACAAGGTATGGTACAAGCTATTGCGAAAGTGTACCAAGCCGGAGCAGAAGTAGATGCAGCCGGAACAAAATATCAATACAAATGGTACTTATATAATGCAGGTGGAACGATGGTTCCAAATTGGGGCGGAACAACAAATTACAAAACAGGAAAAACACTTACGGTGCAAGCTTCAGAAATCACTGGTAAAGGCACTGTAATTTGTGAGATTGAGTAGGTGATGGTGTGCCAAAAGCAACAGGTTTTTTAACGTTAATTGATTTAAACGATGCATTAATTAGTGGTTCAGCTCCTAGTAATCCAACTACAGGAACACTATGGATAGATTCGTCTGTTAAACCCAACGTTATGAAAATGTGGGATGGGAAGAGTTGGGTAGTTCAATCCCTAGACCTAGCATCGTTGGATAAGGATGCTAATGACAAAATCGAAAATGCAGCTACTACTCTTTCAAACCTTGCTGACGATTCGAAGATTGATATTACAGAAAGAAGTTATGTGAAAGATAAACTAGCAAATATAATTGGATCTGTTTTGCCTGATACAGCAAACACCTTGCCAGTCGCTACGGCTTTAGATAGTGGAGGCAAAGGTGAGTTTTACTCTGTCCGCAAACAGGCAACCAATATTGGAATACCAACTTCAGATACAAACTATGTAGCCGTAGCAACTCAATACACAAATTTAAAAACGTATCTAGAAGCTCTTACACCGATTGATGCATGGGATACATCAATCGGTAATAAAGACAAGGTTATCCCGATTAACCCTACCGTGTGGCGTGATACATGGCTTAAATACTATCAAGCTATAGACGTACTAAGTGAAGCTATCCAAGCAAAAGCGAAAAATAATGTGGATGAGCAAACCGCTGGTGGTAGTAACATGTTAAAAAATACAGCGGACTTTATTGCGAATCGACTGTGGGGAGACAATGGACAAGGTGGCGGTGTTCCAGATAGTTCAATTTTATATAACGGAAAGAGAACATTAAGGGTTCCTATGCCACAAGGGGTTAAGTACCTTGAACCTAATATACCTTTGAAAAGAAATACCTATTATACGTATTCTGCAATGGTATACGGTTCAGCAGCAGGAACTGGAACAACGATAACTCCGCTTCATTTTTGGGCGCATACAGCAAAAGATACAGCTGGCCAGATGGTTGAAATTATTAAGTATGACCAATCATTTTTATCAAAACAATGGAAAAGGTTATATGTCACTTTTTTAACACCCAAAGATAAGGATTTATATTTTTCTCCTTATATTTTTAATGGGATGGCAACCGGTACATTAAATGTAATTGAGATGTCATTTCAAGAAGGTAGTATAGTAACTGGATGGACAGAAAATCCAGATGAAGTACGAGATAAGATTGAAAAAATCCAAACTGATTTACGTCTAACAAGCCCACTTCCAACAAACATAACATTGGGCGCCGATGGGATCACAGCAAATACAGGGAAATCAGATTCTTTTGCAAGAATGGACTATCGTGGTGTTTATACGAAAAAGGGTGCTATACACATAGAACGAGAAGATGGTTACAATTTAATCATAAATGGGGTAGCCAATTTTGATATGAATGTTAGCTCTCATGAGCCACCATTTATGTCCCCAGGTGTGAATAATAGTGCCTATTGGTACGCGACACGAAATACAACATGGTCAAATTGTAATTACTATACATTTAAACACACGGGGAGATATTTAGTTTTTGCATTAAGTCTTGCGATTGATCCGGGTTCAGCGGCACAAGTGAAAATAACCGATGTAGACGGAAAGGACTTATGGTACACCATGCATAGTAAAACGATTGCTGATGATTATTATGTAAATGCCATGATTGATCTGGGTGTACCAACAGGAAATATGAAGTATATCTATTTGAAATTAGCATCCAATAGTGCAAATAACACCGCATATGCAAGGTTATTAAGTGCGTGGCAAGAAAGGTGATGAAAATGGAAATTAAAGAAAAATACGAACTGTATGAACGATATAAAACATGTATGTACTGTGATTCGGATGAAGCAGGGAATGTAACAAGGTTAGAATGTGGACAACATATTATACCGAGTAGCGATTATATACATTTTTTCCGAGTTGATCGCTACGTAACAGACACGATTCAAAATTATAAGATTGTCTGGAATGGAAGAGTTGCAGAGTTACAGGCAATTGATTTAGAAATAGAAGAGAAAGTAAAGAAAATATATTTCGCGCCTACAAAAGAAGAATTAGAACGAGAAAAGGCAGAGATGGAAGCGAAAATTAAAATGCTTGAAGAACAAATAGCGGCACAACAAGTCGCACCAATCGAAAAAGAATAAGCCAAAGAGAGACAGTTAAATATGTCGCTCTTTTTTTATTGCCTAAAAAGGGGTGGTCAAAGTGGAAGGATTACAAGATGTAAGAAATGATGTACAAGAAATGAAACAAGAAATCAAAGAAATACGGTTTGATATTAAAAGTTTGGAAATGCGTACAACAGGCAACGAGAAAGATATTGATAATATCAACAAACAACTAGATAAAATTAGTGCCAATACTACTTGGATTTTACGTCTTATTGTTGGTGGAATTATTGGGGCAGCACTCACTTTCTTTTTGAAAGGAGGTGGTATGTAATGTTTGAAATTACAGTAATGATTGGAATTGTAATTGGTCTTTCACAAATTGGGAAGACAATTGGATTACAAACAAAATATGTTCCGCTATTGAATTTAACGCTTGGCATTGTGCTAGGCGTTTTATTTTTGGGCGGAGATATCAAAACAAATGTATTTCAAGGAATCATCATTGGATTGTCAGCAAGTGGATTATTTGACCACACAAAAATTATGAAAAAGGATGTTGATGCTAAATGAAAAAGACAATGAAACATATTACCTCGTTTCTTATGATTTTAGTACTTGCTAGTTCTTTTGCTACAAGTGCTTTTGCTGATAGAACACTTATTATTCCTGATTTACCTAAACAACCATATCGTTACGGTGTAGGTGCTTATGAAGGCGTTGTAGCGCATTCCACAGCAACTCCAGAAGCACCAGCTATCAATATTCAAAAATATGAGTCTCGTACATGGAGAAGTGCATTCGTTCATTATGCAGTAGATTGGAATGAAACAATCCAAATTGCTGATACAAAATATATTGCTTATGGTGGTGGACCAGGAGCAAATAAACGCTTTGTACATGTTGAACTTTGCGAAACAGCGGATTACGATAAATTCAAACGCAGCTATGATAAATACGTGAAGTTACTTGCTAAAATCCTTCGTGACCGTGGTTTATCTGTGGAAAAAGGATTATGGACTCACTATGATGTAACGAAATACCTTGGTGGAACAGATCATGAAGATCCACTTGACTACTTAAAGTCTCATGGCGTTTCAGAAGCTCAATTTAGAGCAGATGTACAACGAGCATATAATAATTCTAATGTGGATGTTTCTGTGCCTGAAAAGCCATCTAAACCGGCAGAGGTACCGACAGCGGTAACAGATGGAATTGCTTATATTGAAGGATACAACGTTAATTTACGTAAAGGACCAGATACAAGTTACTCTAAGATTCGTCAGTTAAATAAACCAGAATCTTATGTTGTATGGGCTGAAAAGGATGGCTGGTTAAATCTTGGTGGAGATCAGTGGATTAAGAACGATCCATCTTATGTGAAGTTTAATAAGAAAAGTACAGTGGACTCTTCTATTGTAGGTAAGCGCGTTGTTTCTAAAGTTAATAACCTACGATTCTATGATGCTCCATCTTGGCAGGATAAAGATGTTGCTGGTTCTGTAGATGTAGGATTAGGATTCACAATCGATGCTAAAGTAATTGTCAATGGTTCAGCGCAATACAAAGTACACAATAGCAAAGGGAAAACATACTATGTAACAGCTAATGAAGCCTATGTGTATGTGAAGTGAAAAAGAGCCGTCCTTAATTGGGCGGCTTTTTTATTTATTACGTATTAAGCGGGGTCAACTGGTATATGCGGATCAACTGGAGTGAACTGCCCGTTCAACACCGTATTCCCTTGCTGAATTATTCCCGCAAAGTTAATTCCCCATGTGTTTACGGTAACTGGACGGACAGGGTCTAGCGGCAGAACTGGATCGGTTGGTATTAACGGGTCAGTCGGCAGCGTCACCCGAACTACGTAATGCGGGTCTAGCGGTTGATGCGGGTCTTGTGGTAAAAACACCCTCACGCTAAACAACTGCCTAGGTGGAATCGTAAATGTAACGGGTCCAACAAACGGATTTACTCCTTCAGGTTCGCAGTAGATACATCCGCCGTTACCATTCCCATTGCTTAATTCATCATCTGAACCACCGTTATCGTCGTTAATTAACTCTCCACAAAGATAACCATATGAAGGAAATGTATCACCATCACAAGTATCTTGATAATCATGTACCGCTATAATTACCGTTTGCGGTTCGTCTGATTGATTAAGTGCAGAAACTTGAATGAAGTCCGTGTCCGCATTACGGAATAAAGGACCTGATGTATACGTTTGGTAGCGAGGCTCACAATGACATTCACAATCGCATTTTTTACGTTTCTTCCGGTAGCACTTATGTGATCGGTCGTAATAATAGTTTGACATATTAAGCATGTACCTCCTTTTTAATACATGCTATGTGAAGAATAAGAGTAATGATTGGACAAGAAATTCTGTACCTGTAGAGAAGGGATTTCGTGAGGGAAATAGAAAAAGCCATCTTATAAAAGGTGGCTTTTTTTAATTTATATTCACTAATTCATCAAATTTAAATTCTGTATTTAGACCAAATGCATCCGTACAATAAATAGTTTTTAGCATTGGCTCTATATGTTGAACATTTATGTACATGTCTTGCACCATTCCATCACGATAGTAAGAGATGTGTATTTCCTCTTTACTCTGCAGTGATTGTACAAGCCCGATTTGCAGTTGCTCTTTCATATCTTCAGAAACAATTGGTTTCGGTACTTTATTTAAATCATTTATCATTCCTCTAATTGTTTCGTGTTGTTCCGGCATACTCGCAAACGGAAGCCACTTCACCATTCCTCTTCCGCGTATTTTAGGTGTTCCCCAATTTTCGTTTTCCATCATGATCCCTCGTTTACTTGTTATTTATAATTATTATACACGAACGTTAGTTCTGTTGTGAAGTGAAAAAAACCGTCAATTGACGGAGGTATTACTTATAATTTTTCAGATGAACTAGCTTTATTTTCTTTTTTTCTTTCTTCAATTTTCTTTTTCAATTCATTTGGAATAGCTATATCTATATTACCTTTTGCCTTTTTGTAATCCTGTAACAAGGTATTAGCGTTTTCGTTAAACTTTAACAAACTACCACTAGGTGATTTAACTTGTTCATTTAGAGCAGTTATAATCCCGTAAACTTCTTTATACTCTTCATATGTTTCCTTGTATTTTTTAGGCTCTTCATTTGCCGCTTCTGAAACAACCTTCAAATTTTCACCCATGCTATTATACATTTCAGTAATTCCTGTAATGATCGTTGCAGAGTTTTTGATTTCCGTATTAACAGCAAGAGAGAAGTCTGTTCGATTGTTAATAGCATTTGACCATGCTTTTGAGTATGTGGAAAGTTGATTTGCTGAAACATATTCAAACGCTTCAGCACTTATATAAAATTCGGTAGCTGCATTCAAATATTTTTCATCCCTTTTCTTTTGAACTTCTAATGCCGCCGCTTCTTTTTTATCAGCATTTGATTTCACAACATTGATACTAACGATGGTTACTATTATTGCTAATAAAGCTAATAAACCTATTATGGCTTTCTTGTTCATGAGTTCCCCTCCGAGGTTGATTATGTAAGATTTCGTTATCAGCATAACAGGTTACTATTTTTTTGTTTGTCGTAATTAGTCGTTTGTTCTTTATTAATCATTTTCAATCCAAATATCTTCAACGCGCATATTAAGTGCTTTTGCTATACGCATAGCAACTCGCAGAGTCGGTTCGCTTTTTCCTCGGACAATCATACTTAACGTTTGATCTGTTATACCAGCTCGTTTTGCTAATGCAGATTGTTTAATCATTCTATCAGCTAAAATTACTTTTAATTTACAATCCATAAAATCCCTCCTATTAAAACATTCAATCAATTTTTTTAAAAACCTTTTGATTTTTTTATTGGTGGACAAACAAGTTTTTTATTTCTAGTTCATATACCTATATTACTTCCACTTGGAAGCCTACAAGGAAGAAGAGACAACAAGAGGGGAGAGGGCTGTATGCGCTGGCAGTATAATCACTTAAACACAACTTCATACTTACATCCTTCAAAAGAATTACGGTCTATGTACAATGAATCAAGGTCAAGGGTAGAAACAGAATCTATTCTAAATCACATGAAAAATCATGAAGTTTATGATCGAAAAGAATATAAAGGGTATTTTAGTTTGTCGCAGGTATTGGAAGAAGATCTATATGGTGAGGAAGAAGAAATTTTTAATTGGGAAATTCTAATGGATTGTTATGATGTCGTCCGTACAAGAAAAGGTATTATATTTCGTGAAAAGGAAGAGGAGGAATAAACATGACACTAGCAGGAGAAGCGGTAATTATTTGGACGGCAACAGGCTTATCAGTTGTTGCAATGAAGGCAGCAGAAAAAATGGGGAAGAGTGTTCCTCATTGGCTTCCACGTATCACCTTGTACACGACGCTCACAGGCTCATTCTTATATCTTCTACGTTATGTTCTAGTTATGTTTCTATAATGGAATACAATGTGGAAGGGCAGGACAACAGGAAGGCTATAATAAAATGCTTGTCCTGTTATATTCCAAAAGAGTGCAATGTTATCCTTATAGGATATCTAAGGGGGAAATGTTTATGCTGGAGTTACTAATGGTCCCTACAGCAGCATTAACTTATGCATTAGTAAGTGATAAGTTCAAACGAAAAGATGATGATAAAAAGAAGATTCAAGTCTTTTTTGAAGTGAGCGGAATCGCTATTAAAAGAGAAGATAAGCTACATTACCCAAAGTTTCAAAAACAAGTCAAGGATGATCGCAGTACAACATATGTTTACACATTACCTGTAGGTATGCCTAGTAAAATTATTCAGAAGGTCGAGGATGTTGTGAGTGAAGGATTAAATAAACCTGTTCGGATTCATTATGATAACTATAAATTAAGTATTCGAGTATTTCATAAAGACATACCCAATAAGTGGGAATGGTCAAAAACATTAGTTGAACAAGGGAAATGGCTTGTACCAATAGGTCAAAGCTTAGAAGAATTAATTTATCATGATTTTGATAAAACGCCACACATGACTTTAGGTGGCTTAACACGTATGGGAAAAACCGTATTTTTAAAAAATGTAATGACATCTCTTATTACGGCACAATCAGATCATACTTATTTATACATTGTCGATTTAAAAGGAGGTTTAGAATTCGGGCCATATCAAAATTTGAAGCAAGTTGAATCTATAGCAGAAAAGCCAAATCAAGCATTTCAAGTTTTAAATACAATTCTTGAAAAAATGGAAGAGAAGATGTGCTATATGAAGGAAAGGCATTATACAAACGTTGTGGAAACAAATATAAAAGAACGACATTTTATAATAGTCGATGAAGGGGCTGAGCTTTGTCCTGATAAGAGCATGAGTAAAGAACAGCAAAAATTATTAATCGCATGTCAAAGGATGCTTTCTTATATAGCAAGGATTGGTGGGGCACTTGGTTTCAGATTGATTTTTTGTACACAGTATCCAACAGGAGATACATTACCGCGACAAGTTAAGCAAAATTCAGATGCAAAGCTTGGTTTCAGATTGCCAACACAAACAGCTTCCCAAGTCGTTATAGATGAATGCGGACTAGAATCGATTAAAAGCATACCCGGACGCGCGTTATTTAAAACGGATAGGTTAACAGAGATACAAGTACCTTATATTTCAAATGAAACGATGTGGAATGTACTAAAACAATATGAGGTGGAGAAACATGAATATACAAGCACACATCAAATTGAATCGTCAGATGATGATTCTGACCTCGATTAGAAAGCTGAAATTTGCTACACGTAGACATTTAATGGCCATACATGATTTAGGTGGTATAAGAAATGCAAACCGTATATTAAAGGATTTAAGCTCTTTTGTTAATAGTACAGTGTATAAAAAAGAATATGTATATTACTTAAATAAAAAAGGTCGTGCGCTATTCGATGATACAGAAAAAATAGTACCAACAATTCGATTAGCACACAGCCTTATGAGAAATGAAGCGTGGCTCTATCTGTTTTGTCCGGATGACTGGCAGATAGAAACACCTATACGTTATAAAATAGATGATAAAAAGAAGACAATTATTCCGGATGTTAAATTCCGAGATGAAGAAGAAATATTAAATGCTGTTGAAATAGATCGTACACAGATGATGAATGTAAACAGTGAGAAAATGAAAAGGTATGGTGAATTTACAGCTTACTACAAAAATAAATATAAGGGTAAAATACCAATCATTCATTTTTTCACCTTAACGGAATACAGGCAAAAAACTTTAGAACAATTTGCAATGAAACATGGTGTATATGTAAAAGTATATGTAATCCAGGAAATTTAA